CCTAGATCCCGCGTGGATACGCACGTCCCATGGGATACCCGCTGCGTCCAGTTCGGTGGTCGGTGTGCCGGGTGTGGTAGGCCAGCTGTCATCGTCATCCATGTTGGGGAGTGGTGGTGCGGGCACGCCAACTGCGCACTGCTCATATACTGTGGCAGGAACGGGAGGCGCGCCGAGCGCACTAGTAAAGGGCGCCGCTATGGCTGGAGTATCGGTAATAACTTCATTACATGCGGGTACTGGCCCTTTAGCGCAGGCGCATTCCGCACGATCCGCGTACAATTCCTTCTCTCGGCTATGCCCATTCTCCATGTCCTCCGCGATCGCGACCAGGGCCGCGCCGATGTGTTTCAGCGCCGATGTGTCATAACTACCAATCTCTAATTTGATACTCATCATCATACTCCTCTCTGTCTATTTTATTCGTACACGTAAAGTGGTGTACGTTTGCAACTTTTGCGTATTCTCGCCAGTGCGTCAGACCATCCAAAATACACCGTCAACGTCTATTTTGTACCGGCCCCACCGACTGCCGGGATGAAATAGCATCACGTGCGTTTTGCCGCTTATCAGATTATCCACGGTTATTCTGAAACAATCCTCCGGCAGTTCGGGCGGGTACGCTTTTGGCGGCAAATTAGCGTGATACGCATCCCACCGAGCATTTGCCGCACGACTCGCCTTGTCGCTACGTTTTTGTTTTTCTGTTTCAGATCGGTACTTTTGCCAATTCATGCATAGTTCCTTCCTTGCATAATATTGATAATGCCTTGTTATAAATCTTGCTGAGTGTGCGGCGTTTCCCAAACCGGAGCGGAGTTATGCCGCTCGATCCGCCACGCCAATACTTCTGATTTCTGACTCGATGATATGTCCTTGTAACATCCCTTCCAGCGTTCGGTATCACCGTTATTTCTGCCGCAGTTGCAGGAATCAGCACTTCCCAACGGCAGATGCTTAAACACGTCTGGGTTCAGCATTCGGAGTCCGTGAACCTTGCAACGTGGGCGGCCTTGATCATCGCACACAACCGACATTACTTCCGCCATTCTCGCCCACCATGATTTTGTTCCCGGCGTGGGCCATTCACCAGAGCTGCCGATTGCAATTCGAGGGTAATTGCAGACGAGTCTCTCCAGATGCTCCATTGATTCGTGCATGTGGTAGACTGGCACTCCGAAAGGTGCTTTGCGGCCATATTGGAACATCAGCCGCCAGTTGTCATCCTCGGTTCCGTCGATAATATCCGGGATCAAATGCCAGTCATAGCCGGGGTGGGCAACCCACTCATTCACCCACCGATAAAATTCGTCCCAGTCAGGCGTTTTGCCCCCCTGCCAGAAGGTAAACGCGCCGTTGTCCAAAACAAAAGATGCGCATGTTTTGGCTACAATAGCCATGTCTTGTTGATTCGCAAACGAGACGAGCGCATGTTTTCCCGACAAAAACCGGGCAATCTCAACGCCATTCCCGCCTATTGGTGTTCCATGATATGCAATCAAGATCAAACCCTCACTTCAACCGATTTATAACCAGTCGCGGCACACGGTCTGCGCTGCGCTTGCCGGTGCGCTTAGTCGTTATCTGCTGGCCAGTTTTTCGTAAATAGGTTCAGCAATCGTCAACGCGTCTTCATTGTTGCGGAGAATTTCGAGATAGGCATCATGGTCAATTCCCGCCTTTTCTCTCGCTGTCCGGCAAAATATCGCATGAGAGCTGCCAACCATTTCGTCCCATTCCTGACCGGCAGGCCAATCGTTCTCACTTTCTCGGCTCCGATTTGATTCATCCAGACACATTACAGCGAGCGCCATTTGTGACCGATAAAGCATTTCCCAGAGTTGTTTTTCAAGGTCTGTTGTGAATTTATGCATGATGTTCCTTCCACCGCTGGCAGATAACCAGCGGCTCGAATCAGCTCGGGCAAAAAACCCGCCAGACTGTTCAGCCTTGTGACGTTAGATTACTCTGCCAATTTCTTGATATTTGCGATAATGCACAACTTGGTTGCGCTTGCATCTCCAAGTTGTGCATAGTAACTATTGCTGACTTCCACGGTAGTGTCGTCTGCAACTTCCACGGCGGATTCGATGGCCGCTTTCCACGCCGCTCTGCACCATGAAGTAACCGGCTCCGCAATAAAGGGATTGATTTTGACTCCCGCTGTTTCTAGCCACTGTTCAAATGTCATGATTGCCCCCTTTTCCGCTGTTCCCGAACGGGAATATTTTGTCTTTTTTCGCCGTTTTTTGGCTGGTTATTACCGAGCGGGAACAGTCTTTCGTAATCTAACCAAGTGTCGGAGCCGAGAATCCGGCTCAACACTCAGCCGTTATTTACTCACCATTACAATCAGCCCTTTTTCTGTCTCTTGCGCCGAAAGGATGTTCAACACAGTACCGTGTGCCGCTTCATCTCGCAAAATTACGGCTGATATTGTCAGCTTCGCTTTTCGGAGCCTTTCACAGTCGCGGTTTGCGGAAATCAGTTTGTCTTCCAACGTGCGGATTATTTCATCTTTTTCACATGCCATCTTCGATCACCTCCGTAAATAACCAGCGCATAGACACCGATTCCCGTTGGTCACGGGTCATGCTTGTCGTTATGGCTAAACATTTACCTGATATTATTTTACGTGTCAATAGTTATTTTTAGTATTGACACGTAAAATAATATCTGTTATTTGTCCCAACCATGAAATTGTATCCACACCAGATAACTCTCTCCAATGACATCGACACCGCCTGGCTACTGGGCGCTACCAATATTATGCCCACTATGGACTGCGGTAGTGGCAAGTGCCTCGGCGCGGGCACTCCGGTGATGATGTATGACGGCTCTGTACGCAAGGTTGAGGACATAAAGCCGATGGATCTCCTCATGGGGCCAGACAGCAGACCCAGGCGCGTAAAGTCCGTGTGTTCCGGTATTGAGCAGCTATACCGGGTAGTTCCTCTAAAGGGCGCGCCGTATGTGGTCAACGAAAGCCATATCCTCAGTTTTAAAATGTGGGGGATGCCTCATAAACTTACCGGGCCAGATGGAAAAATGTATGGACCTGGTGATGTCGCCAATATCACGGTGAAACAGTACTTATCCGCATCTTCTACATTTCGGGTTTCAGCTAAGGCTTGGCGTACCGGCGTGGACTTCCCACATAATAAAAATAAATCCCTGATTACTCCATATATACTGGGTGCTTGGTTGGGAGATGGGAGTTCCGCTGGCCCAAAGTTGCATAACACCGATGATGCCGTGCAAGACGCATGGAGGAAGTTTGCGGAGTCTATAGGCTGCCATGTGAATCTAGTTAAGACGCGTAACAGAATTGACACCCATTCTTTGACGAATGGCCGGAACACCACTAAAAACCCCCTCACTACGGAGTTAAGGCGGCTAAAACTGATAAATAACAAGCATGTCCCACCCCAATTCAAGACGGGGAGTCGTCAAGATAGATTGGAACTCCTGGCGGGGGTAATCGATACAGACGGGGCACTATCTGGGGGGGGCTACGACGTAATCTCAAAAATAAAAACTTTAGCCGACGACGTGGCTTTTGTGGCTCGTTCTCTAGGACTCGCTGCATATGTAACTGAGTGCCTAAAAGAATGTGTAAATAATGGTGCTGTGGGTATCTATTACCGAATCAGTATCAGTGGTGATTGCAGCACCATACCGGTAAAAATTCCGTATAAGAAAGCCCCCGGAAGAAAACAGATAAAATCTGTTCTTGTTACTAAGGTTAGCCTGGAAAAAATAGGAGTAGGAAAGTACTACGGGTTTGAGCTATTAGGCACCGATAGGTTATTTTTGTTAGGGGATTTTACCGTCACCCATAACACTGCCACATGCTGTTATAAGCTGTCGGAATGTACCGAGTCCTGTGTTGCGATAGCCCACCGGCAGGAGCTTGTCAGCCAGTGGTCGCTCACACTGGCAAGGTATGGCATTACCCACCGTATCATTGGCCCGATAGCAGTAATTAAATGGATCATCCAGCTCCAGACCCAGGAGTTCGGAAGAGATTTTTACGACCCCAACTCCCGCCGTGCTGTTGCTGGCGTGGATACCATTATATCGTGGAGCAAACCTGAGTCTCGTCATTATGACAGCATTACCCGATGGGGCAAACAGGTTAAACTGTGGGTAGTGGATGAGGGGCATCATCTGCTCAGAGATAATAAGTGGGGCAAAGCGGTGGAGTTATTCCCTAATGCACGGGGTCTCGCACCGACCGCAACAGCAGAGCGAGCGGACGGTAAAGGTCTGGGGCGACACCACGATGGGCTGATCGACGTAATGGTGGAGGGTCCACGTGGTAGATGGTTAATTGATAACGGGTACTTGACTGACTACCGTGTGTTCTGCCCACCATCGGACTTGAGACTTGATAACGTGGCGCACGGTGTAGACGGGGACTATATCCGCAAACAGCTCGCCACCGCTACACGGTCCTCCAGTATTATGGGTGATGTGGTCACGCACTACCAGCGGCTCGCGTCTGGGCGTCTGGGCGTTACGTTTGCTCCGGACGTTGAGACCGCAACCGAGCTGGCGGCGGGTTTTAACCGAGCGGGCGTTCCCGCTGAGGTAGTGAGTGCAAAAACACCTGACCGCCAGCGCGTCGAGGTAATGCGGCAATTTGCATCTGGTAAAATACTTCAGGTCGTCAACGTGGACCTCTTTGGAGAGGGATTCGACCTCCCTGCCATTGAGGTGGTCAGCATGGCCCGCGCTACAGATAGTTATGGCTTGTACCACCAACAATTCATGCGTGCGCTACGGCGCAAGGAGGGCAAAGATCGTGCCATCATTATTGATCACGTTGGGAATGTTATACGTCATGGTTTGCCTGATAGTCCTCGTGTGTATGGTCTGGATCGACGAGAGAAGCGAGCATCGTCTAAGGCAGAGGGTGTCATCCCGTTGCGCGTATGTCTCAACCCGGTCTGTATGTCCCCCTATGAAGCGGTGTACCCATCTTGTCCGTTCTGTGGATGGATACCGGTGCCGCAATCACGTAGCTCCGTGGAGATGGTGGACGGTGATTTACATGAACTGGACGCCGCCACGCTTGCCACCATGCGTGGTGAAGTGGCACGAGTAGACCGCCCTTCCGAGGCCGTACGCGACGCCATGCTGCACGCAGGCGCCCCGACCGTCGCAGCATACGGCGCGGCGAAGAACCACCGAGCGCGGCAGGAGGCGCAGGAGACTCTGCGTGAGGCAATATCCTGGTGGGGCGGAGCGAGACGTGCAGCAGGTGACATTGACGCGGTGAGTTACCGTAGATTTTATCATTTATTCGGTGTGGACGTACTGTCGGCGCAGGCGCTTGGTCGGCCTGAAGCGGAAGTACTGACGGAGCGAATCAATAAAAATATAGGGAGAGTGGTATGAAGGTACGGCGTATTAAACCCGGAGATCCGGGGTTTGACGAGATAGCCAAAACTATCCGCCCCATAGAGCGGGTGAGGCGTGAGAGTCATCCACATACATACATCGACGCCGACCAGGCGTGTAGCAGTATCGGGCAACGCCGCGAGTCGGTAGATAAATTTAGGGGGTAGCACGCTATGACACGAGAAGATAAAATAAAGCTAGTAACCCTGCAGGTAGCCAATGCAGTAATAAGACGCAAAGCCGCTATACTGGCCGCGAGTAAATTATGCCGGTCCTAGCGTGCGGGCACGAGTACGAGAATGGCAGTGGTCGGCGTAAGCGCTGCGCCACGTGCGCCCGGTTGCACCACCTGGCTCAGATGAGAGAGCATAGCAGGATGGTGTATCATGGCAAATGAGGCAGCGGTACAAGCGGAGGTGCGGCTGGAGGCGGCGCGGCGCGGCGTTATACTCTGGCGTAATAATACCGGAGTGCTGCCGGACGTAACCGGTCGTCCTGTGCGGTACGGTCTGGGCAATGACTCCCGACAGGCCAACGAGGTATGCAAGAGTAGTGACCTGATAGGTGTTGGTCCGGATGGCCGCTTTTGGGCGCTGGAGTGCAAAAGTCGTGGATGGCATCTCACTCCAGGCGATAAGCGCGGGCAGGCGCAGCTGGCGTTTTTAAATTTAGTCAGGAGCAAAGGCGGCGTCGCTGCGTTTGTTACCTGCGTGGAGGATATACCATTATGAGACTCAAACCAGAGGATAGATATAATCACATACTCGATGCAGCCATACGAGTGGCGGAGCGGAGCGGATACCGTACGCTGACCAGGCAGGATGTGGCAGAGGAGGCTGGTGTGAGTCCGGGCCTCGTATCACACTACTATTTGTACGTGGAGCTGTTACGCATGGAGGTGCTTGCCAAAGGTGTGGAGCGTGGCGTGCTGCCTATTGTGGCGGAAGGTCTGGTGGCGGGTGAGCTTGTAGCTCGTCGGGCGCCAGAGGAATTGAGGCAACGCGCGGCGGTCTCGCTGATGGGCGGTGGGGTGTGACGGGGGCGCAGTACATAATTTACAACTCCGATAAAAAGCCCCGCTCGCCATACACCGGACAGGTGTGTGATCCGCACGACCAGGCCAACCGATCCGACCGTACCACCGCCGAGACTGCTGTAATGCTCGGTATGGGCGAGGGTATCGGGTATGTATTCTCCGATAATGACGGGCTATTTTTTCTCGATATTGACCACGCACTGCACGACGGACAGTGGTCCGCCGTAGCGATTGAACTCTGCACCGCTCTGTCCGGCTGTTATGTTGAGATAAGCCGAAGCGGCACTGGTCTCCACATCATTGGTACAGGTACACTCCCCTCCGGCCATCGTACCCGCTGTCAGGAGCACGGTCTGGAGTTATACACGTCCGGGAGATACTGCGCGTTGACGGGCAAGCAGGCGTCCGGCTCGTGGCAGCATGCGCCACAGGGCGCGCTTGACTCTATCCTGCAGCGTTACTTCCCGGCCACCGTGGGAGCGGTAGATGCCGAGTGGACAGACGGTCCGGCGCCGGAGTGGTCCGGCCCGACCGACGACCTGGATCTCATTGCAAAGATGCTCGCTGCCAAGACCAGTGCTGCCGCTGCGTTCGGCGGGCGCGCCACTTTGCCAGAGTTATGGGCGGGTGACGCCAGCGCGTATCATGATGACGCCAGCGCGGCGGATGCGGCATTGTGCCAACATCTCGCGTTCTGGACCGGGCGTGACTGCGAGCGGATGGACCGGCTCATGCGTATGAGTGGCTTGATGCGTGATAAGTGGGACCGCGACGACTACCGCGAGCGCACCATTCTCCGTGCCGTTGGTCTATGCCAGCAGGTATACAACTCCTCCCCGCGCCAAGTGGTGATAGAGCCACCCCCGCCAGATGCGGAGCCTGACCGCTGGCGCTCCGGGAGTCAGATACTCACACCTACGATGCAGGTAGAGTATTTTAAAGGCTGCGTGTACGTGACTGATCAGCATAAAATACTCGTACCGGATGGGCGGATGCTCAAACCTGATCAGTTCCGTGCCGTGTATGGCGGTTATCAATTTGCACTCGACTCCAGCGGCAAGACCACCAAGTCTGCGTGGGAAGCGTTTACCGAGTCCCAGACGTATAGCTGGCCCAAAGTCCACACCACCTGCTTCAGACCGGAAGCGCCGGCGGGGGGAATACTTAGCGAGGAGGGGTGGGATGTGGTCAACTCGTACGTTCCGATTGATACCCCGCGCAAAGTGGGTGATGTGTCGCCATTTACAGGGCTATTGCTCAAATTGCTACCAGACGACCGGGACCGGGAGATCCTGACCAGCTACCTCGCCGCGTTGGTGCAGTATCCCGGCAAGAAATTCCAATGGTGGCCGGTATTACAGGGCACAGAGGGCAACGGTAAGTCGGCTATTATCCGTGCTATAACAGCTGCGGTTGGTAACAGGTATACACATATACCAAACGTGGATGACATGGCTCGTAACGGTTTTAAATTTAACGCTTGGGTGAGTGGTAAACTGTTTATTGGCATCGAAGAAATTTATGTACCGGACCGGCGTGATTTTCTGGAAGCGTTCAAAACCACGGTAACAAACGAGCGCGTGCAGATCGAGGGTAAGGGTGTCAATCAAATTATGGGCGATAACCGGGCCAACGGTATACTCTGTACCAACCACAAAGACGGCGTACCCACCACCGTTGACACGCGACGGTATGCCATACTATTTACGGCGCAACAGAGCAAAGCTGACAAAGAGCGGGATGGCATGGGCGGTATGTATTTCCCCGACCTGTACGATTGGTTTAGAGGTGAGGGGGACTACGCCAGCTGCGGTCTGGGGCACGGGTACGCCATTGTAAACGACTATTTGCGGACGTACGCCATAGCAGAGGCACACAACCCCGCGCGAAGCTGTCAGGAGGCACCACGGACGAGTAGCACGGCGGAAGCTCTCCAGCTCTCTCTCGGTAGCGTGGAGCAAGAGGTTATGGAAGCAATCGAGACCGGCGCGCCTGGATTCGCGGGCGGTTGGGTGTCGTCGCTGGCACTGGATAAACTCCTAGAGGGTAAGCGGATGGACGCAAGGCTACCGCGTAATAAGCGTCGCGGTCTCCTGGAGGGCCTAGGGTACATGCTGCACCCGTCGTTACCCGATGGCCGCGTCAATAACCCCGTGGCGATGGATGGCGGCAAACCCAGGCTATTTATAAAGCGTCACCATATACACTGTAACCTGCAAACGTGCGGTGAGATTGTAAGGCATTATACGGAGTGCCAGCAGGGGGGGGGTGGTTTGTCGGGAGTGTTTAAAAGCGCCACTGGTTGAGGGTGGCGCGTGGGGTGTATTACTTGCTTTTATCTATTATGCGTTTATAAATGTATCCGTCTACGGAGAGGCCCGCCCGGCGGGCCGCCTCCCGGATCTCTTCCGCCTCCTCTGGTTGCACTCGGACCGATAAAATCACACTGTAGGCTGTCACGTTACTACCTCCCCGAATTCGTTTTCTACGTCTACTGCTGCGATATTCCATGGCATATTTTTACATCCCCGGATAGCATCCGCGTGCCGTATGGCGGTGCGTTTAGTTTTCCAGCTCGTGCGGCCTCTAACAGATAGGTATGATCCATTACCGGCGCTGTCTATGAGGTGAACACTGTAGGCTCTCATCGTTTTATATCCTCCCGGATCTGTTTGACTTCTAAGCATACGCCCCATAATACGGCAAGGGCACAAACTGTTACCATTAAATAGCCTAGTACTATCATACATCCTCCATGTCGGCGGCGTATTGTAGTATGGCGCGGTTGGTGGCGTGGTCTGTTAGGCTCTGGCCGGTTGCATCAATATGCTGTAGCATGTCGGCGGCGCTCTCGTAAAATGCAACGGGCCATTGTGCCTGGTTGCGCGCTGTCCGTTCCTGTATGAGTAAGGCAAGGGCCAGATTATTTTTTAGCATGATAGCTTCATAGACCGGTGCCAGTCGTTTAAAATCGATGTAGCCGTTGCCGCCTGACTCAACCTGAAAGTACGTGTTAGTTTCTTCTTTGGCTTGTTCGTATGCTTCCCGGTTTATATCGGTGCCTAGGTCACAATCCTCCACGGCCGTCTGGTACTCGCGGGTGCATTCCCGGTGTAGGTCATTCCCGGCGTTAGTTATATACTCATCCTCAATCTCCGCCTCAACCAGGCTTACAAGCTCATCATCAAAGCACGGGTAATTATCCAGGCTCTCCAGTAACTCCTGGTTCTCCGGGGTGGCGAGTAGCCAGGCTGTCACACCACCATAACTGCCGGTCTCCCGGTGCGCTATAAGATCGTTTTCTTCCAGGTAATGGACGTTGGCGCGTTCAACGGCGCAACTGTTATCATAATCGCCATAACTAAGTACTGCATGGCTTATAAGCTGCCGGCAGCTGGCCGGGTCCCCGTGCTCTGCTGGGCCTGTGGCCGGTGGGTTGTCGTAGCTGCACGTCCAGCAGCGTGGGTCATCACATTGGGTGCGGGTAATTGTGCTCACGGTATACCTCCTTAGAAGTCCTGGATTATAAAGCTCTCGCCGTCGATGTCGATCACCTGCGTACTGTCCCGGATTTTATCGAGCGTGGCCTCGTAGTCAAGCTCTCCCTCAGTTGCTTCGGTCATGGTGGCTGTAATGAAGTAAAAATATCCTCCGGCGTTGAATCCCTGTTCAATGTCGGTGCTATTAGTCAGTCCATCGATGGCCTGCTGGATCTCTTCAAGTTTGGTGGCGTCTATTTCTTCCTGCAGCTGGTCGGCGGCGCTCTCCAGTTCCTCCAATATGTAGTTTTTTGCGTCGTCCGCGTCATCGAATTCTGCCGGCTCGCTGGCTGGCATGTACCCTGGCATATTCCACCCGGCAAAGTATACCGGTGTGGCTGGCTCGGGCTCGGTGTCCCATGCAAGATAGTCGTCGCTGTAAGCCCCTGCGAATTCGGCGGCGTTCTCATACTCGGTGAAATCACCACAAAGTGCGATTACGTCCAGCTCTATCTCCTCTCCGGTGCTGTCCTCGTACTCCTCCAGGTAGTCAAAAAGGGCTTTTTTGCCTGCGTAGCTAAAGTTGTTGTCACGGTTCATATCCACAAATGATCTCTCAAAATTGTAAAAATTGACGGTGTGTTTCATGGCTTGGTTGCCTCCTTAGGCGGTTAAGGTTGGTTGTATCGCAGTTGGCTATTCGCTGGCAGCCGGGGTTTTACGGGGCTTGCCCTTCGGCCATCCCCCTTTTTTGGCAGCCTGCCGGGATTGCTCGGCTGATTCAGGGGAGCGGGGCTGAAGGTAGCCCCGCATGACAGACACTTGACATTGGAATGATCGTGCAGTTATTGGAACCACGACCCTTATTGTTGGCATACCAGAAATAAAGGAAAGATCCGTCGTCAAGTTTCATACTCTGAATTCCGTTCATTAATGCGCTCATGGTGTGGCCTCCTGAGTTGTTTTTTCCTTCACTGTACCCCGATGATCGAGCTTGGCAGAGCCAGGCTCCTTGTCGAATGCCACCCCTCATTATGCGTTCTCTTTAGAATTCATGAAACTTTCAGCAGCTTCACGATCTGCGAACCACATGGCATAAACTTGGTCGGATTCTGCCATGAGCCAGCAACCGTTTGTTGTCTGATCGTCACTTTCCAGAATGAAAGCAGGGGAGGTGAATTCGTCTTCTGTGATTTCTACTGATTCTCTGATGATAGTGCGTTTCATGGCGTGTGCCTCCTTAGGCGGTTAGCTTCTCTGCTCGGTGCTCCATGCGTCACTGCGGCTATAAATTGGCTACGTAGTTCGTCGGCGGTGTATCCGTCGCCGCCATAATATCCCCAACACTCCTGGTCGCGGTCTGGATCTTGCCAGCTGTCCGCGATCGAGTCGCGGGTGTACTCCCAAACAACTACGCCGTATACCTCCCCACTACACCACTGGCTATAATTTTCGATGCTCCCGGTTGCGTATTGTAGCGGGTTGGTGCCATCGGCGGGTGCTATGTAATAGCCCGACATGCGATCAAGTATATAGTCAGCGTCGCTCGTGTCGTTGTTGTGTGCAGTCCTGTTCCGGCACATTGCTGGCGTTACAAGCTCGCCCGCTCGGTAGTCTGGAGAGCTGCCCTGCACACTAATAACTCTGCCTGGGTTAGCACGGATAATGCGTTTCCATTCCTCCAGGTCTGGGCTGCTAGTGTGATGGTCGTATCTGTTATTAAACTGATAGAACTCGCCCTCGTCGTACTCTGTAAATGGGTCATTTGGGCACTCGTCCTGCACTAAAAAAGCGAGTACGGCGTGCAGTCCGTTTTCTGATAGGTACTCTCGTTCCGGGTCGCTGTTGGTGTTGAATGGCAGGGGTAGGATCTCCCCCTGTAGCTCGTAGCTGTATGTTGTGTGGTGGTGTATGCTCATGGTGTGGCCTCCTGGCTCATAGGCCGGTTGTGTGGTCAAGTCCTAGGCGTTTGCACTCAAGGTAAGCGGCGTGGGTCTTTGCTTCATACTGGCGTTGAAGTGCAGGTGTTACAAAAACGCTGCCTAAAAATCTATCTTCTTGACGTTCTGCAAGTTGGTATGCTTTCAGTGCTCCGCGTTGCTGCTTGGTAAGTCTTGTCGTCATGGTATGCCCCCCTCTGATATTCTGTAGTTATGATCCTTGTATACAAATATACTCCTAATATTACGCATGTCAAGTATTATTTTTTAGTTGGTATAGTCCGGTGCTTCCGGGTACTTGTCCAAGCGTAACGTAGGCAGTGCGCGAATCGCCCGCAAGTTGTGTGGCGTGGCCCGGCGGACCGCCACAATCAGCAGCATGTGCGGATGCGCCCGCTTTATCTCTTTGCGCATCTGGATAGCTGCGCAGTTGCTTGTACCGACGTATGAGACAATCAAACCGCTGCAGAGATCCGTTACATAGTAGTAGCGTATCTGGCGGGGTGTTGGGGCGTCGGGTTTACGTTGCGGCGTGGTGCGTGGTGCGTTGCGGCGTGTCATAGCCACGCATTGTAAGCAGATATGCGGCGTCTTCACGTACCGCCACGAGTTGTGGCCCTGTGCGGTGCACGTCGCCCTGAATATGGGAAGGCCTGCCCGCTTGGCGTAGTCCAGTGAGATATTAGCTTTTCCGTATAGCGCCGTCATGGCTACGATCATTGTACCGCGTCGGCGCGGAAAACAATCTACACATAGCCCTGATCCAGTCCATCGGTGCCTGTGCTTTGTATCGTGTTTACACGTGCCCGTGTATTGTCGGTCCCCCGCTAATAATGCTGCTTTTCGTCTGTTCATAATATTGTCCCCCCGTAATATTTGGCTGTAGAATATTAGCAGATGCCGCGGGAGCTTGTCAATATATGATATTCACCCCGTTGTGGTGCCGGGGTTACTAGCTGGTTATTTGCCGGGGTATCCTTATTTATTAGCTAGTTATCTCTCTATTAACCCCATACACTAACTATTATGATTAGATATAGCATGTATATGTGTAGTAATATTAGCACAACACATGGGGTGCCCACGTGGCACACGATAGGCGGGCGGTAGTCAGATGGGCTGGGTAAGTGGTAAAAAATCTTTATTTATCATACGTTTATTTATACCACCCCGCACTTTTACGGGTTGGGTAATGGTTTACCATTGACAAGCTCCGCCCCATTGTGGCTATATTGTGGGTATGGCAAGTAATGATAAAGATATACTGGCGGCTCTCGGAGTGGTGCCCACGAAGAAAATTATTAATAGGCTGGATCTCTCCTCGTGTTTAAAGGATAGATACCACCACAAGCTCAGCTACCAGGCTATAGCGGACAAGTACGGCGTTAGCTCAAGCGCCGTATATCAGCTACTCGACAGGTTTGCTACACAGCTCGGAGATCCAGAGGAGCTGTCAGCGTTCAAGGACGTAGAAGCGGACATCCAGAGTGCTATTAAGCGTCGGTTCAGTTCGGAGCTGCTTAGTGTCGACCTCAGTAAAACGTCCCCCAAGGATTTAGCCACGGTTTATGGCATCACGTATGATAAAAATCGTCTCCAAACTGGGCAATCGACCTCTAATCAGTCCGTGTTTTTCTCCATCGTAAGCGAATCCGATGCGGCTGAGTCACCTGGCTGTATTGATATATCCCCTCCTTCCGAATAATTCCAACCACTTACAATGTCAAGTCATAGCATGAGTTGACATCCTGCCCGGTATTGTCCTGCCTTGTTCTATTGTACATAACGTTGTTCTACTGTACAGAACAGCGCCCCCGCCCCATCTCGATAGGCGGCGGCCATTCATTTGGGCACGGGGGGTGGCATGAGACCCGGCGTTGGATGAATCATTTGTCCCAATCCGGCGCATATGAAATAAATGGCCGACAAGTAAAAAATTATACTTGACATCCCCTCCCCCTCCCGGTATCCTAAACTAATAGGAGTACCGATATGACCAGACCAGCCAAAGACAGTGTGATTACCGTGGACCCGCTCAGAACGCTGGCGGAAGTAGATGCCATGCGTAACGCCATCACCAACCACGCAGGCCCCACAACAGTGAGGGACACTGCGTTATTCGCGGTAGGTGTCCGTACCAACCTTCGCGCCACTGACCTGCTTACGCTCCGTCCGTCAGATATTGACTGGCTCACGGGGCGTCTCACGCTCCGGGAGGGAAAAACGAAGAAGATCCGGCAGATACCACTCTCCTCCGACACGATAGCCTTGCTCCTGCCCCTGTGTGGTGGTGAGTACTTGTTCGCCAGTGCCGGGACGGGTAAGCCTATGACGGTGGCGAGTCTTAACCATTTGGTGAAATTGTGGGCGATACGTGCTAACCTGCGCCACGGCAACTATGGGACCCGCACGCTCCGCAAAACATGGGCGACGATACAGCACTCGGTATTCGGAACTCCGGTGTGGCAGATCAGCCAGCAGCTTAACCACTCCAGCGAGGCCATGACGTATCATTACCTAGGGCTCAACCAGGCCCATGTGGAGGAGATTTATGCAAGGGATATCTAAACACGCCACGCACATGCAATTCCACACGATACGAGACGCGGATCCTCTCCCAGATGCCCGTTATGCCACCACAGAGGCGCACTGCCCCGCGTGCGGGCGCGTGCTGCTCCACGGTGCATGGCAAGACCGCAGGTATTGTGATAATCCGTACTGTCACGCACTGGTGGTGGTCCATGAGTAAACAATCTCGCTGCACTGAGCAAAAGTTTACCCGCCTGCGGGATATTCAGGAGCGTATCCGCTTTGACGCCCCGTCCATGGCGGCCTGCCTGGGTATAACACCCAGAGCGTACCGGAATTACTTATACGATGCCCGACAGATCCCCCCGCACATCGCTCGCGCCGCGCTGGAATTGGAGCAGATAAACGTCACATTTATGGAGACGTTACCGAGCCGTGTAGACCAGCACATACCCCCTGACGGGTACATAAGTGAGGTGACGCAGTGGCAGTAAAACCGACCGCCAGGAAGGGTTACACTCAGGCGCACGTAGACCGTATTGGGTTTTATAAAACGCACCCCTTTGAGTGGTTCAAGGACCTATTTGGAGATAATGTCTATAAGCTCCAGCAGGCACGTGGCAGTATTACGGCGGATGGCATGTGGCGCGAGACTGGCGCGCCGGCTGACTCATCCGGTCTCACCGGCCAGCAGATCAACGCGCTGCAGGAGTGGGGTATCCTCATCGGGTGCAAGCTACTTTTAGCTGCCGGCAAAGACCTCACTGAGGCGCAGGCGCGGTGGGCTGATAAAGTGGGGATGTCCATACAGAGCGCGAACGGCTGTCATGCGTGGGGTACTCCCGTACTCATGCATGACGGGGAGATCCGGAGGGTAGAGGATGTCCGGGTCGGGGACTTAATCATGGGGGACGACAGCACACCCCGCAGAGTACTATCGCTGGCGCGGGGGCGAGAGCGTATGTACCGAATTCGATACAAAAACGGAGAATTCTACGATGTGAATGAGAGCCACATCCTGTCGCTCCGCTGTATCTCCAACCACGCCAGAAAGTACGTCAAAGGCCAGCTTTTAGATATTTCTGTCCGGGACTACCTCAAACTAAACACCACCGAAAAAACTATGTTCAAAGGCTACAAAGCTCCGGTAGAGTTCCCAGAGAAGACGCTACCCATCCCACCATATATTCTCGGAATGTGGTTAGGAGATGGCTGTTTTTCTGCTCCGGAAATGACCAGTATAGACCCAGAAATTATCTCGGAGTGGAACGATTGGGGTATATCCCTTGGCCTGACTATGAAACGACGGTCATATAAGGCCTGGCGTGTAACTAACGGGCACTGCGGGGGTGCTAAAAACGCCTGGATGGAGCTACTGAAGGAGGGGGGGCTTTTCCGAAACAAGCACATCCCGGATGTGTACCTTAAATCGAGCAGGGCGCAGCGTTTGGAACTGTTGGCAGGTCTCATCGACACCGACGGGTCACTCGATAAACGCAAGGGGCGGGTGTACTCAATCATACAAAAAGATGAAGCTCTGGCCGGGCAGATCCGGTGGCTCGCACGCTCACTTGGTATGCACTCCACGATCAGTAAAAAAGAAAAATCATGGACCTACAACGGTACCCGGAACGTAGGAGTGTACCACGAGGTTCACATAGCCAGAAAGGTGGAAGAAATACCGTGCAGAGTAGCACGGAAGAAGGCCGCCAAGATCCCCAACGGCATGGAACTTAATTTTGGTTTCGATGTAATACCCATGGAAATAGACGATTATTACGGGTTCGAACTGAACGGAAACCACCGATACCTGATAGGAGATTTTACCGTTACTCACAACACCGGTAAGGATTTTACCGCCGCTATTGTGACGTGGCATTTCATGTTCTGCTTCAGCTATCCAAAGGTTATCGCCACAGCCAATACGGGCAAACAGCTCAACGAGGTTTACTGGTCAGAGCTGGCTAAGGTGCGTGGACTCGCTCGTAAGGCCGATCCGTCTGATCCCAATAGTGTGAGCGACCTGCAGGCGAACTTTACGATGCAGGCTGAGATGCTATTTGCCAACCTCCCCAATAAGGAGGAGCGCGGCAAGCGCCATTTTTGCGTGCCCGTCACGATTAACACCAAGGCGACAGCAGAGCAGCAGGGTGAAGCGCTGGCAGGTCGCCATGAGGACCACATGCTTTTCGTTATTGATGAGGCCAGTGGCATCCCCGACGCAGTTTTCAAACCAATAGAGAAAACCCTCACCGGTAAACTGAACCTGGTATTTATGATTTTCAACCCGACGCAGAACCTAGGGTTTGCTATCCGCAGCCAGGTAGAACAGCGCAGCAAGTGGGTCTGCAAACACTGGTCGGGCCTTGACTCCGAGAACGTGTCCCGCGCCTCCATCCGCAATCTGGCTGTGTACGGCAAGGACTCACCTGACTATCGTATCGGCGTTCTCGGTCTGCCACCACTGGCTGACTCAAACGGTCTGATACCATACCTGTGGATACAGGCGGCTATCGGAAGAGAGTTCGATAACGACAACGACCCCGTCATGGCGTCTGCTGACGTCGGCGGCGGCGGCGATAAGTCCGTATTCTGCTACAGGCAGGGCGGGGTGGTACAGGGTTTCAAGACCAATAACTCGAAAAACACCATGGATGTGGCTGACTGGGTGGTAGAGGCATGTGACGACGCAGACGCGGCGGTCTGTTTTGTGGATATCATCGGTTTGGGCCGTGGCGTCTACGACAGAGCGCGGCAATTACGTCGTATTGTACGTCCTGCCGATGCTCGTAACACTGCCAGCAACGAAGAAAAGTACTTTAACGCACGCGCTGAGGGATACCACACGCTTCGTAAGCAGTTTGAGCAGGGCACCATAAGCATCCCGGCTCCCGGAGACTCCAGGGACGCAAACGACCCCATTGTGAGGCTCATTCGTGAGTTGGGGGCCATCAAGAACGAGACCGTGGGTAAAAAGGACAAGATCGGTGACAAAAAAGAGATCCGGAAGCTGATCGGATTCAGTCCGGACTACGCCGACGCGCTTATGATGACGTTCTGGAAGCCGGATTCGCTATTCCGTAAGGTGGTATCTGGGCAGAAGCACAAGGCGGTAGACTTCAAGGGGGTATATTTACGATGATACGAGTCATACTGCACAAACTAAACGACGGGTTTGTAAGAGTCCGCACCAAGGATGGGTACGAGAGGTATTTTTTAATACGCGACGACTACCGGATGGTGATAGCGCTGAGAGAGGTATACCGTGATTTACTCTACGCACGGTACGGCGACCGGTATAGGTACGCCTACGCGCATCACTGGGGAGACATAGCCCGCTCCATCGTGTCGGCTGTGCGGAGGATGCGATAAAATAGCTTGACAATCCGGTAAAATAAGCTACACTCCCCGCCCAAGGAGTCTGTCAGACTACGCAGTTATAAAGGGAGCCGGTTGGGCCTGGCGCAGATCTGGTAGTCTCCACACCTACAAGTGACCGCAGACGCGGGGGTTTTGATTGGAACTTTCTAAGCAAAAAGAGTTGGTATCCAGTGCTCAGTCATGGTTTGATGGTAAGTTAAAGACCATCATTACTGACTCCAGACGTCGCTACAGGATGCAGCTGAAGGACGCCAAAGATCGCTCCTCACGCGGACTCTCCACTATCCCCTCCACCAAGTCCACTTCCGCAGTGGATCGGTATGTTGAGCGCCTCGCCATCGAGATGTTCCAAGATCCTGACAGTATCTCATTTACCTCAAAAACAGCCTTCGACCCGGAGAAAGACATTGGCGGTCGTCTGCTCACCCAAGATTTTATTTATCGCAGCAAAGCCAAAAATGGCATGTTTCCCTTCTTTACGTGGCACCAGGCCAGCTCGCTGGCCGGAGCGGTAGACGGATTGGAAGCGGCTCTGGTGTGGTGGCGCCATGAGAGTTACGACGAGCCGACCGTGGGCTATCTCCACCTGGGACAGCCCGTAGATAAAGCTATTTACGACCAGTACCGTAACGTAATGCCGGAGAGTTTTACCAAAGTTAAGGGGAGCAATAAGGTCGTAACCTGCGATACGTGGTGGATCGACCAACTTGAACCCGGCAAAGACATTATATGGGACCCGACGGTGGGCCTCCTCGACGTAGAACTGGGCCAGTTTGTCCGTATTAAACTCTCCCGTACCATCGACCAACTCCGGAGTATGGCGGATGCCGGTATTCTGGATAAGAGTAAAACTACCGACGAGGTGCTGAAGAAGTACCAGAAACCCGCAGGTAGTAGCCTCACGTACACGCTCAATGGCGATAAGACGGTGGATAACGGTAAGGATGTAGACCTGAAAGATCACAACGCCGTTGACCTGAATGTCATGTTCTACAAGGAGCGTAACTGTTGGCATGTGTCCTTCTCGCTCGGTGACTTTGCGGACGAGTTATCCACGGGGAAACGAGTCAAAGACGTATGGTTCGCTGGTAAAAATATCAATATCCTGCCAGTGAGCGTGGGTTACAACAAGCCAAAACTGCTGGAGCAGGTAGGCTGGGCTATCCCGGAGATTATATCTCCGTTGGAAGATGAGCACGCCAACCACCGCAACAACGTATCCGACGCCGCCAAGATCGCTATCCAAGGTCGCTGGTGGGTTGAAGAGGGCGGCGATACCAACATCGACAACCTGCTCAATAGCCGGGTAGTGTACGGTAAAGCGGGCGCGGACTTTGGTAGTCTTGAGACAAACATGGACATCCTCTCCTCGTTGCGGGCGGATGACTCTATAAACTCCGATATCAACGAACTGATCCCTGCGGGTCTCCAGTCCGGAGCGAGGGGCGTAGTCCCCAAGGGCACTAACAAGACTCTCGGCGCCACACAACTCGGCAAAATAGAGAGCGACGAGAAGCTGGGCGTGCAGATCGTTACCCGTAACGAGACGTTCATGTATAAGGTTCTGTACCTTATCGCCCAACTCACTATCTGTTTTGAGACAAGCGAGACCGTGCTGCGCATATCCGGTAATAAAGCGGGTGTAACGCTCCCAACCGTGCAGCGGATGGACGGCAGTACTATACCCGACTTGTCGGTAATCGACATTGACGTAGATATCCAGATCAATGCCGGGCTCGGTTCAGCTCCTCGTTACCAGAAAGCGCAGAGCACTATGCAACTTGTGGACTGGGGCAAGACACACAACATCCCTGTGGACGCAGTGTCCGCTTACCGGCAACTCTCCGTATTGGCCGGGTACGGTCCAGAGGATCTGCTGGATAAGACTCCGCCCCCGCCCCCGCCTCCACCACCGGTTGATCACAAAGCTACGTTCGCTATCCCATGGGACGCGCTCAGTATAACCATAAAAGACCAAGTGTTGCAGGGTATCATGCAGGGTACAGTGGCGGTCAACGCTACAGTTAAAGACGATGAGTCCGCAGGGCGCATGGCCGAAGCGCGGCAGAACGGCGGGGGTATGATGCTCCCGGACCGCACCGGACAGGTCGTAGACGCCACAGGTAACTCCGCCATGGGTATGAGCGAAGGAGGTCAGCAATGACCAACGACGCAATGCTTATGACACAGGCATCCGCTACACCAGGCTTTCAACTCATTATGACCCGTCTGCAAGATGTGGCTGACAAGATGCAGACTGAGTACGACACGGTGGACTTTGCTACTGATCCGGGTCGGGCCATGCACATCCAAGTAACCAGAGATGTCATCCAGAATGGCATACCCCGTATCATGGAACAGATTATGAACTCAGACCAGCCGGAACCACGCTGGACTTTTAAAGGTTGGCTCAGGCACGTCCTGGGGGAAAGGTAGTAGCGTATGGCAGACGAGACAGTAGATACGAGCGCGAGCGCTGATAGCTCACAATCGCAGCCAGCGGCGGCAGCGAGCGAGACGGCTACACCGACACCGGAACAGAACGCGAGCGCTGTCAGCTCAGAATCTCAGTCGTCGGTGACTGAGGGCGGGGACGCAACGGTTACGGACCAAACCACTGGTCAAGAAGCTACTGGGCAACCGGTAGGGGGGCAGGTCAAGAAGTCACTGGAGGAGCGTGTAGAAGAACTCGCTTCCCGGAAGGTAGCCGAAGCGGAAGCACGTATCAACGCCAAGCTCACCGAAACGCAGCAGGCCAAAGCGCCACTTGACTTTGTGCCCAACATCGACTTTGCGAAGGTCAACAACTACATCAAGGAGACGCTTACCGCTATAGAGCAGGCGCAACTCGATGGAGACTTCGTAAAGGCGCTGGATCTGCAGGAGGATTTACGGCAGACCAGAGAGGGTATCAAGGCAAATGAGGGACGCAAGGCCGAGTACATGCAGCAGCAGCAGGCCACCGAGCAGTCCGAACAGCAGATAGTAGCGCTTAACTCGCGCATTGCCGATGCTTCCGCGCTGGTAGCCAAAGAGTACAAAATTCCGGAGGACGTGTGGAAGAAAGGGGAGGAGTTCTTTGCTGCAGAGCGACAGAGCAAGCCACTGATAGACGCACAGTACCGGGAAAAAGTTATGCTGCAAGGTCCGGTCGCCGCAATGATGTGGGCAAAAGACTACGTAGAGCAGAACATGGGCAAGAAGCAGCAGGATCTTATTAACTCTAAAGAGGCAGCGAAAGATGGCTTGATGCAGGGTAAGACCGCCACAGGTGCCGTGCTGGACGACAAGGCCAACAAGTTGGCTGAAGCGAAGAAAGCGGCGCAGAGTGGAAACCCGTCTGACCTGGCGGTATACAGCCGGATATTACGCGAGTCTCGCCAATAAAGGAGGCCCATTATGGGTGCAGTACCAAGTAATACCCTTACAACCTTTGAACTGACCGGTAATCGAGAGGACATCGCGGATGAGATTTCCATCATCACCCCGATTGACAGCCCGTTTTATCACTCCATCGGAACCGCCCCGGTAACAGCCATGAAGCACGACTTTATGACTGACGCCATCGAGACCCCCGGAGAAAACTCAGCTCTCATCGGCTCTGACCCGACTATCGAAGCAAGCGAGCAGCCAACTAAATTATCCAACTATGTCCAGCTCCAGGAAAAGTCATTCAGTATCTCCGACTCCGCTGAAGCTGTAACCACCGTTGGTAACTCTGGCGGCTACGATTACCAGAAAGCTCTCAAGATGAAAGCCTTGGTCGGTGATATGGAGTACGCTTTCCTTCGTGGCGTTGCTGCTGCGGGCTCTGCTGGTGCCGCACCGACCATGAAAGGTCTGCTCAACTGGCTCACCACCAACCTCCAGAAAGCTGATGATGCTACTCTGGAAGCGGATGGTACTGTAACGGGGGGCTCGTCCCGTGAGTTGACCCGCGACCTTATCAAATCCGGTCTCCAGGCCACCTACTCAGCTGGCGGCGGCGGAATGAACAAAACGCTCACCGCTTACTGTGGCAGCGTCCAGAAAGATAAGTTTGATGGTTTCGCCTCATCGGGGAATAACCGCCGCGCCATCCAGAAGGACCAGGTGGACGATAAGGTAGATCTCTACATCACCTCATGGGGTACGGTAAAGGCTGAGATCCACCGCACTATGCCAACTGACGTTTTTGTTATTCTCGATCCGTCATTCTTCAAAAAGGCAACTCTCGTGCCGGTCGGTGTGCAGGAGCTCGCACGTAGCTCCCGTTCTAACCGCAAGTTCCACATGACTGTCCAGCACACGCTGGAGTCAAAAAATGAACTGAGCGGATGCCGCATCACCAACCTGTCAACCCTCTAATTAGCCGGGGGCTTCGCGCCCCCGCAACTCTTATCGGGAGGTAAGAACATGCGAATTTTTTTGAGCATCATTATGGTACTGGCGCTGGCAACCGCGTCGTTCGCGGCGCAACCGGCCATCAAGCAGGCTGTACCCTTCAGTAACGCCTCTGGGGCAAGTGCGGCGGTAAAGTACTCGGAAGTGTACAACGCCACGTACTTTCCCAACAAAACGCTTCACTATTCGGGTGTTACCCTGACAAGTACGCTGGCGAGCCCGACGTTCAAGAATATGTCCGGCACCTTGCTTGCGCAGTGCGCTCCTGCCGCGACCGGCCCGTGGTCAACCTGCGTCCTGAACAACTACGCCCAAACAGCGGTGAGCGCCACCACCAATGGGTCATTTACCTGGAGAGATATTTCAAGCTACGTCCGTTTCAAGTGGACTTCCGGAACGGTCGGCGGAAAGTTGAAGGCATGGCTCAACCTAAGCGAGTAAATAGCTGCCGACTGGCGGACTATAGGTACGAAAAGGACCGGGCGGTCGGGGTATATACCCAAGATGTCAGCCCGGTCCTCGCCTCCGCAGCTGCGCTACGAGAGCAGACGCCAGGGGCGTTCACAAGCTACGACCTGGATATGGGTTTCCAGTTCGCAAGTATCCCAAAGTTACTGTGGCTGAAGATGCAGCAACTCGGCATCACAGATAACGCACCGGCAATGGTCCGGTTTCTTCAGGCGCATAAAGAGACGACCGGTCAGGATTTTTTTACCACAACCAAGCGCCTCATCTGAGGCAGAAAGAGGTACGCAGCATGGCAAAAAATATTATGGACGCGCTGGCGTCACGAGCAAGAGTACGAGTTTATAAACCAGCCCCGAACAGCGATGATCGCAGTAGCCTGTGCGGTGAACCGTTACAAAAAGACTTCGACAAAGATGGCAACGAGCGCCACTTTTTTGAAGTACCAGCGCACCAGGGGGATTACCTCAATTCCGCGTTCCGCAAGTACTCCGTATCAGAACCGTTTATCCCTGGAGTGGATAGCGCAGACGACCTCAAGACTCTGGACAAAGAGTTTGCGTGCCAGGTTGAGGGCTGCGGCAAAGTATTCAAACGAGCGCAGGATCTTTCCGCGCACATGAAGATGGCGCACAAGGAGTAATCCGTGACCACGTATCTGTCCACAAAGTCAGTACTCGACAGGGTTTTTAACAGAGTGAAGGATAACTCACCGGCCCTGCGGGTGAAGATGCTTGACTGGTTGAACAGTTCCATGCAGGACGTGTGGAGCGAACGATCATGGCTCTTCTTGGAAAAGACGGTAGATCTCGCCATTGTGGCCGGGGCTATTACTCTTCCAACTGATTTTGGGGATGAGATATTTGTTCGCATTGGTAACAGTTTTATCTTTACCACAGGGGATAATATTACCCCATCCGACGCAACACGATGGGACGTGGCGGGTGGTGATCCACACGGTTACACCACCGACGATACCAGCCTCGTATTCCACCCGGCAGCGAGTGGTACCGCGTCGCTGACCTATACCGCCAAGTTCCCGGCTGCCGGGTACGCAGACGATACCACCAACACTATTTTTCCCACTGAATTTACACCCCTTTTTGAACGCGCCATGCTCACTGCTTTTTATGAGTATGACGTGGACACCGACAGAGCACCAGTCAGCATCCAGATTGACCAGCAGCAACTCCGCAGACTCAAGAAGCTGGACAATCAGCGCAGACCTTTGCCACAGTTGCACTCCCGTGGCTACGTGAGGACGAGCTGATGCCCGCATTTGGAGAACCGACATGGAATAAACCGCTATACCGGGATTTTACAGGTGGTGAGAACCTGAAGATCCTGCCGGAAGCGGTATTGCCCAACCAGGTACTCCGCGCCCAGAACTGTGTTATCACCAACGAGGGCTTGCTGGAGACACGTCTCGGAAAGACTCGACTTAACGCTACTTCTCTCGGCTCCGGCCCGGTGATATCCGCTCACCGCTACAGCAAAGAGAACGGGACTCGCTACATCGTGGCGCAGCACGGAACGTCGCTGTACGCTAAGGCATGGGACGGGGTAACGCCATTTACCACCTTTGGTGCCGCCGTCAAGACGGGGCTCAACGCAGCTAAACTACGATCATTGGTGTGGAAGGATAAGTTATTCCTGACCAATGGCGTGGATCAGGCATTTACTTTTGATGGCACCGCCTGCACCGACGCAACGGACATCCCCCTAACAAAGATCCTGGTGCTATACGCCGGGCGACTTTGGGCGGTAGATGAAGCCACTGGGTTTCTGGAGAACAGCAATCTGGAGGATTACACCGACTGGTCTGAGTCCGGGAGTTATAAGGTACGGGACGGCGAGGGGGACAGCATCGTGGCCTTATCCCCCCAAAATGGTGGGATGGTCATATTCAAGCAAAACTCCGTTCAGACTCTCTACGGAACCAATAAAAATAATATTGTCATACAGGAACCATTCTCGCGTCGTATTGGGTGCATCGCGGTAGACAGCGTGCTGGAAGATGGGTTTTTTATGGCGAAGGATAATTTTTACACCTTCACTCTAAGTAGTATCGCTCCTCTCCCCGAAACGCACACTCCTATGCTTGAGGCTATGACGCTCGCTGAGAAGAAAGCAGTGTTCGCTGTACCCCACACGTTACTCAAGCGTGCCATAGTAAATATGGGTACTACCAGCGACCTAGCCCTGTGCCTGCACGCTAAGTGGGGCGGGGCTATTACGAGCTGGGCCAACCTCAACGCAGCGTGTTTTGCGGTCGCAGACGATAAGGACGACTCAAACGCACTTATTATCGGTGACGCTACCGAAGGCAGGCTCTTTACCTACGGGGGAGATCGGGACGATACAGGGCTCATTGAGACCCGTATAAAGTCCGCGTATCTGGACCACCAGACCACCAGACAAAAAGAGTGGTCGTCGTTTATCCCGGAAGTTGAGGGACTGGAGTCCCTGGTGGCGTACCGCATGTACTACAACTATGACGTAGATTTTGCTACCGCAGGGGGTATGCTCACCGGGTCGTACATCAATCGACTTCTCCGGTGGGGTCTGGATAGATGGGACCAGGCGATATGGGGCGCTGGATACCTCATTAACGAACCGTTTTTCCTCCACGACGCACGGGGTAATCGAGTTAGTTTTGAGACGGTGTGCGCTAACAGAATCAGATTTAATGGTTTCACTACAAAATACCGCAAAGTGGGGGCGTCTATATGACGATAGCCAATATCCTAAAACCATGGTCGTTCACCAATAACACCGAAACTGCCGACGCGGTAAAAGTGAACGCCGATCTCGACGGGGTATACGCCGGCACCAACGAGGTTATAAATTCCCTCAACTCGGCATCTGGTAGTAAGGACTCGCTGGCGGCGAGACTTGCTGTCTCGCTCAATTCAGACGGCACACTCAAAGCTACGGCGATACCTGTCGGGACGTACGACCCCCGCACTGTACGGGTTATAAACGCAGCTACACCGATGGACGAGAGAGTAGTTACAGAGTTTGACTCTATCCTCATGGTGGATACTACAGCCGGGGATATCGGGGTCGCGCTCCCTGTAACAGATACGGCGGTCGTGAGCCCCACCATAGTCAATACCGCAGCCACCGGTTACTCGGCAGTTATCACCCCGGATGTGACTGATACAGTTATGGGTCTGGAGTCAGTAAGTCTCAGTGTAGGTGGGGAGTCTATCAGACTTACACCACGCCCACGCAACTGGTGGAGAACCGGGTGACGCTCATAGAAGAGGTGTGCGTGTTCCTCCAGTCTCTCGGGGGGGTATACGCGGTAATTACCGGAGAGATATGCGAGAATATCGCGTATTCGCTGGCGAGCGGGCAGTATGTATGGAATAAAAACCTTTACTTTGCAGCATATTGGAGAGTAAGTTATGACGACATTGGGGACCTGCAGGACTGTCACAGACCCCCCAGCATAGTAGGCGGGCCGGTATGCTACATCGTGGAAGCGGGGAGTGTCGGGGGTGTACTAGAACTGGCACTAGAGTTACGTAAACAAAATACCGACGCAGAGGCAGTGATGTTCCACAGGGGTGGCACATTAAAGCGGTTCGGACTGACGCGGAGAAGGGGGATGATATGAGTTTAAGTGGTGGGGGGGCTAATAGCAGCAGTGGGGGTGCGAGTGCGCCTTTGACTCCGGGGCAGATGCAGGTTTACTATGACCAAGCCATGTCAAACCTTACCCCAGTGATACCGACTGTCACTCCGGTACAGCAGCAGACTCTTACGGGGGGAGACTACGCCGCGCTCCAACAGGGCTACGAGGCCCCTATCCAGCGCCAGCAGGATCTCGCTCTCAAACAGAATAATCAGGACATGGCGGATCGGGGTATCTTCACATCTCTCAATGCGGTCAAGTCCAACGATAATACACGGGAAACTTTCGCTCCTCAGTTCGCTGCGGCGGGTGCTAAGGCACTGGAGATGAAAGCTGCCGAGCAGACTCAGGGCAACCAGATCGGCGCAGCCAACGAGCAGAATAAATGGAAAACCGCCGACTATTTACAGAACATGTGGTTGGGCGGCAAAGGCCAGACGAGCTTAGGTAACAGTTCCGGTTCGGGTTTCAACTTTGGCATAAGTGGTGGGAAATGAGTACCCTCGGAGAGATCGGCGCAGTAGTAGCTCCAGGGGTAATGCACTCACTATATGGTTATCAGGATAACCAGTTACTCAGAGACGACCTCAAACGGTTTGAAGCAGATCCCAACTACCGCATCGACCCCAGTAAATATAATATCCCTGAGACCGCTGTGGCCGCGCAGGGGCATATCGACAACCTTATCGGAAAACAGCAGACACGGGAGGCATCCCCGACCGTCAACGCGCTGGCTCGGTTCGCCGCGCAGGGTTTTGGCTCTGATCCCTCATTCAACCAGCAGGAGTGGACGCAGGGAATGATGGATCTGGGGGGAGTTAAACCCCCAGCTGGTAACCCCGTGGCCGCGAAAGCACTCACTGATTTTATGACACAGGGTGGAGCAGAACGTGACGCACAACTCGCAGCAGGGGGTGATATCTCCGCGCTGGCCCGTATCTCTGCTCGTAGTAAAGATCCTTCCGTGGGCCTTAAAGATGTGTCGATGGCAAACGATAACTTTACCAAACGGGGGGAGCTGACCGCCGACCGCACGCAGGAGGCTGAGGCATTGCGCCGCACGTTGGGTTTGGATGCTGGTACGTATGGGACAACTCCCGGCGTGTCACCCTCGCTGGACCTGCGGCAGCGTACGGCAGCAGCAGCGTACGGCCTGACCAGCCCCGCAGCGCTCAAACAACTGGCTGGCTTTGCTGCTGATGTAGATAAACAATGGGGCGGGCAAGCGTTCAATCGTAATACAAGTACGATCGGGACGGGTAACGCCACAAAGAAGATCGTGGAGGTCACTGACCCGCTTGGTAAGTTTGTTAAGACGGAAGAGGTTGCCAACCATCCTAAAGCTGCGAGCGGGGGCGCTGACCCTGCGAGTGCTCCACTATACGTAAGTTGGGTTTCCCCTTCTGGCGCTGCTCAAGCCGCCACCGTGCCTCGCTCTGAGTTACCAGCGCTCAAGTCTAGCCTGGAAGCGCAGGGTATTAAAGAGATCGAGACTGTGGACGGCAAACGCGCCAGCCGCACGGAGACGCTGATTAAACCGGATAAGAAAAAGCGGGGTGGTCTGGGTGATCGTCCGGGTGGCGGAGCTCCGGTCGGAGCATCCGTATCAGTAGTGAGGGACGCCAACGGTAATCTGACGGTGAAGCGATGAACGTCAACGGGCCGGATGGAAAGTCCTACCAGTTCCCGGAGGATGTAACTGACTCAGAGCTGACTACATTCTTTGCGCCCAAACCAGGCGTTATAGATAACGTAATATCCGCCCCACTCTCACGGGTAGCGCAGGGCATTAACTCTGCCAATGCAGGGTTTCTAAGTACGCTCGCCAAAGGCGCTAAGAAAGTAGCGGACTTTACAGGTCTGCCCGCATCCGGGGCATTTGACGCCGCAGCCAAAGCAGCACAGGAGGGAGCGGACTATTGGGGTCGTAAAGCGGATCCCGTGATGGACCCCAACTCCGTAGTCTCCAAAGTGTACGGCGGTATCGGCAGCGCTCCAATGGGGCTCGCAAAGTTCGCAGCGGGCGTTCCATTCGCAGCAGCCGAGGGCGCCGTGGAGAATGGAGTGGGTGGTGCAGTCAAGTCCGGCCTAGAGCGTTTTGCCGTTGGTAAAGTGTTTAAAGGTCTGGAGTCTGCGAATCTGTCACCAGTGCAACGCTCCGGAGCGATGGCGGGCACAATGGCCGCACAGACCGCCGCAGAGGGTGGATCGCTGAAGGATGTGGTCGCGTCCGGTCTAACCGGTCTTGCCCTGTCCGCTCCGGGAGAAACTGGCGCTCGTTCCGTGGTACGCCAGAATATGCAACGCGCTGGCGCACTACCGGAGGTGGCAGCGGATCTCTCTGGGCGTTTCAACCCCGACATCCAGCCTGCTGGTATGGGCAGTATAAATACCAATAATGTGGATACCGTCTATTCTGCTGATCAGCCAACGCCAGCTCCCATCCGCGACTCCGAACAGATATCACTCACCGGTAACGAGTCGCGCCCACCCTCCGTTACGAGAGGCCCGGTGCTGGACGCTGAAAATGCCTCTCGTATCTCGCCGTATGACGCGACCGGACCGTCCCCCGGCCTAAGTATAGAAGTCGCACGATTCAAACAAGAGCACCCGTACTGGTCTGATGCCGAGTCTCTGAAGGAGGCATCCAAGACCGTACTGACACACAACCCGGAAGTATTACCCGCCGCCACGGAACGTGACACATACCGCAACGTGCCGACGGAACCAAGTCTTACAAATGAGGGTGGATTACCGCAGGCGGTCAGACAGTCTGAGGACGCGCCAGGTCTTGCCCATCCATTGCCTATCGGTAATCAGGAGATGGGCCAGCGATTCGGCACGTCTGACCGTATTACAGATCCAGCAGATCCCGGCTGGCTACTCAATCCGGAGGTATTGCCCGCACGTACCGACTCCACTGTAGTACGACCGGAGTTAAGACCGGTAGAAGCAGAACGCCCGGCGGAGCAAGCACCGAGCCGCACGGTCGAAGCGCAGAGCATGGAGAATTTTAGCCCCCATGTGCCCACAACCAATGTGGACTCCAATGGTATCGACTGGCAGTCAGTGCACGGTATCCTGACAGCGCCAATCAATAACTATAGTACGGTTGTTAAGGGTGTAGCTGGGCCCGCTACAGATAGCGCATTCACAAAGACATTTTCTCAGGTTTACCCCTCACTCTTTACTTTTGAAAACCCGAACTTTCCGAAAGCGAGCTTTGCGAAGTCGGATATCCAGGCAACGGCGAAGAATCTTTCAGGGGGGAGAACGGTGGACCAACTCCCCCCAAAGCAAAAAATGATAGCCGATCGCATAATAGCCGACGAGCTTAATATGCAGGAGATGACAAGGGAAGCACAGAGAGAAGCAGAGCTATACTCAGAAGATATAAGCAAAATGTCCGACGCAGAACTCTCGGCAGCAAATAAAGCCGCAGATGACTTCTTTTCACAGTTTGGAGATAAAAATGAACCTACCGAAAAAGCTACTGGCGGCAATGCCAAAGATGTCACCGGAACAGAAAGCGCAAGTCCACAAAATGATGGCAGTCAAGAACGAAATGTCGCGACGTCAGGCGTTGCAGATCTAGCCCCAGCAACCACGGTGTACCACGGGAGTAATTCCGCCACGCCAATGACCCCGGACGCGGGTGGTAATGTCCACTACTTCACGGCCCCTGGACCGGCGCGCTTGTACGGTAAAGTAAATAAGTCTGAGGTACGCCTCGACAACCCACTTATTGTGGACGCAGGGGGTCGTACCAAAGGCGAGTGGGGTAACTACGATGAAAGTATCGCGGAAGCGAAACGCAATGGCAATGACGCAGTTATCATAAAAAATATCATAGACGTTCCGACTGACATGGAAGAGGGTTACTATAAAGACCGGCTCTCCAAGTATAAGAGTGACGTAGTTATCCCCATTAGGCCGGACGTAGCCCCAGCGGGGCAGGAAGGAGGTGGTACAAATGGCACCCAAGAAAAAGGGCGGCGGGAAGGGCTGTTAGATAACCCGGATACCAGCGCGGAACCGACTATGCTTCACGCTGGTATCCATATCCCCACTCTCATACAAGACGCCAAAGACCTTTGGAACCACTACACCGCCAAGCTCGATCCGACCGCACCAGCTGGGTCGGTTAAAGAGTTTCTTGATGCCAACCGCAAGGCCAACGATAAATTCGGTACGGAACCACTCATCCGCCGCCTCAAGCGTGCTCTTATAGACTCCAGTGCCAACGTGCAGGACGCGCTCATGCGCGAGGGTAGCGCAGGAGAATTTGTCCGTCGTCAGTTTGACGCCATCTCGGGTGCGTCCGCTAAAGCTCAGGTACGTGTAGAGCAGCAGCGTGAAGCACTCAACGGTATGTCCCTCCGGGAGCAGCAGGCGATGGGTGACATGATCGCCATCGACCGGGATTTAGCTATTGCGGACTACCGCTACAAAGTCCCGACTAGTGATCCGAAAGAACTATATCAGTACATAGGGGGAAAGACACCCGCCGAGCTGTCTGCGGCCCGTAAGACCTTCCAAGCTGATTACAAGCTCTCCGACTCCGAGATGGCGCGAGTTGATAACGCCACCAAGCAGTACTTTGACGCATGGAAGCAGAATACGCAACGGATGCTTGACTCCGGGCTCATTGACGCCACACAAAAAGCCGCGCTCGATACTCACGAGTACAGCCCCAAACAATTCTTAGAGAAGATCGACCCAGACACTCAGTCCTTCAATGCCATCGGCGGAAGTCGAGTTACTGTTCCGGACTCTGGCATCAAGCGTCTGAAAGAGGGTAGTGACGGTTACTTCCGCAATAATCCGATGCGTCTGCTCTCTGAAGCAACGGCCCGCGTGGAAACCCGTATCGCCCGTAACGAGGCCAACCAGGCTCTTGCGTCACTACCGGCCAGCAACGGTATCGCAGAGGCGGTAAAGCCTGGCACCGCCGCGCCCGCTGGGTACGAAGCAATCAGTTACATGGAGAACGGCAAGCAACAGACTATCCACATGAAGTCAGAGTACGCAAAGGAATGGCGTCAGAACGACCCACTTATAAATAGTGAACTGGTCAACGCGCTGCAATGGCTTACGGGCGCCAAGATTGTCCGAGCAGGAGCAACGGGGTACAATCCGGCGTTTCTTGTCTCCAACGTGCCGAGAGATCTCGTGACTATCTGGATGCAGGCCGAGAAGCAGGGCTATAGCAAACACGCCCCTATCGCTCTCAGTGAGATGGCGAACGACCTGGTGAGTGTGTCGAAGGATGCGTGGTCCCGTAAAGGCCGGTACTTGGATTATGTCAACCAGGGTGGCGCCCGCGAACTGCTGACACACGCAGGTGCTTTATCCAACCATAGGGAGAACCTGGCCCCGGCTGTTGCCAAAGTGCAGAAGGTACTCTCCTACGTCAATGAGTTTTCCGAGATTGTTACTCGCCTCGCATACCGAGAGCGCATGATCAAAAATGGTATGGACCCCGCGCTTGCCAGTAAAGCGTCGGCGGAGTATGTGGACTTCTCCCGTGGTGGCTCGGTATCAAAAGCTGTGGACCGTCTGGGCGTTCCGTACCTTAACGCCGCTATTCAGGGTACCCGGTCTCTGGCACGATCCGCAGGACGAGATCCGGGCGCGTTTGCGTATAAGACCGCGCAACTTATGATGGGCGCGGCTGGTCTATACGCTATCAACCAGATGACCAACCCGGAAGGGTGGGCCAACGTCAGTGATAGAGAGAAGTCCAGCAATTTTATTATCATGCTCCCCAAGCAATTTGAGTATGCAGATAAGGATGGTACCACTGTCAGTCCGTACTTCAAGATAAGCAAAGAGCAGTCCATGCAACCGTTTGTCACCGTGGCTGAACTGGCGGTAGACTGGGCCAATGGCGGGAAGCCGACCCCACAGCAGATACAGATGGCACTCGGTACTGCGCTGCCCGTATCGCTCGACAAGATGCCCCCCACCGCCGCAGCGTTCTGGACGTACGCGCTCAATGCTGATACGTACAAGAAAGAGCCCGTGTGGAAAGGCAAGCAGGAGATTGAGCCCTACGCTGAGTACACCAATAGCACCAACCCCATATATACCGCCATCGGTAAAGCCACGGCATCGCGGGATGCGCAGGGTGTAATGAGGGGTGGTATCTCCCCAGAACGTCTCAAAGCGGGGGTAGAGAAGATTATCACCCCATCTAACGCATATATACAGGCCGCAGGCAACGGCCTGACAGATATGTTTGAGAAAATGAATCCATCTGACAAAGTGACGTTTGAGAAAACTAACTACGAGCAGATACGCTCCGTGCCGGGGGTTTCTCGTTTACTCGGTGGCGCCAAAGATACCGAACAGTTCCGGGAAGGTATCCGGGATACCCGCGTCGGTACCGCTACTCAACAGTTTGAGGTAAATAAAACACTCGACGCCATGGTGCTCCGTTACGTTAAAACGGGAAAGTCCGACCCGGCGCTGTACGACCGCATTGTAACCCACGTAGCGAAGCAGCCGGGAGAGATCCGCAGTAGGATGGAGCACCGTATCGAGGGCTTGGTAGAGACTGCGGACCTTCCGGATCGTGGCTGGTGGATGTCGGTGCGTGCTCTCCAACCGGAGGATCGTGCTGATCAGTTTAAGGCGCGTCTCAAGACAGTCAGTCCGGGGGAGCAACGCCGTATGCTTGACCTGGCGGATAACCTTACGGGTTTTGGGTCTGACCGGTTCTGGGAGCGTTACGATGGATCTCCATAAACTGAAGGTATATGACGACCCGATCTTGGACCGGCAAATGGAAGAGTTATTCCGGATGCTCGCCAAACCGTCCGGGGCCGGAGTACCTACGATTGGTCCTCGGTATCCCGGGGATGAATATCTAGACACCACCGCAAACCAATGGTATAAAGCGGTCAGTTTAACTACGTGGGCTCCGATCGGCAGTGTGGGAGAAGCTCCGAATGATGGTAAAATTTATGTGCGCCGTAATGGCGCTTGGGAAGAACTTGTAATTTCATAGGGGGGAGTATGGAGATGTCGGCGCCGGCGTGGGACTTAGTGAGGATGGTTTTGGTAGCGTATATCGTGTATCTACTCAACAAGCACGATAAGAACATGACCGAGTTATTCAAACGCATCACAGCCGTGGAGATAAATTGCGCTGCCAGCTCAGGGCACGTCCACCACAGGGAGAGTGACCACACATGAAGTACGTATTACTACTTATAGCTCTGGCATGTGCCAGCCCGTCCCAAGCAGCCACAGTTGTGGGACAACCCACGTTCGGGGCGTACACCACAGCCATGATCGGGAGATTAGCGGGTAAACTCCCCACGGGGGGCAACGCTGCCACGGCAACCGCACTCGCAGCGAACGGGTCGAATTGTAGCGCGGGCCAAGCTGCCCTCGGGGTGGACGCCTCAGGTAACGCGGAGGGATGCTGGACTCCGGCAGGAGCGTACACACTGCCAACTGCAACAAGCTCAGTGCTTGGGGGCGTGAAACCGGACGGCACCAGTGTGCTTAACACAGGTGGAGTGCTATCGGCCACAGCCGCAAGCGTTGGGGCGTTGGCAACGGGTGGGACAGCTACGGACTCGGACAAGCTCGACGGGCAACATGGTAGTTACTACCAAACTGCTCTCGGCTATACTGCTATGAAAACCGATTACTCTAATGCCGGCACAGCACCGACGTGGAACCAGAGTACATCCGGTAATGCGGGGACAGTAACAACAAATGCAAACCTAACAGGCCCGATAACATCAACAGGTAACGCAACAGCAATAGCGAGTCAGACCGGAACCGGAAGCACTTTCGCTATGAGCGCCGACCCGTTATTTACAGGTACAGTCACGGTGTCAAAACCAGTCGCCGCTGGTTCTACTATAAATTCAACCAACTCAGCAGCCTATATATATTCAAGCGGAACACAAACACAGGCGAGCATGTTTTTTCTTCCGCTCGGATTTTATAACGGATACGCACCAGCGGCTATCACGGTGCAGTCGTTATGGTCTAATCAGTCGGATATTATTTTTTCAACCAATGTGGACGGCAGTGCCACGGGAGTTCCTACAACAACTCCGTTGAGATTAACTGGTAACGGAAACGTAGTAGTCAACGGTGGATCGAACACTGTGTACCGATGCACCGGAGCTACAAATTTGGGTATGCTTACTATCAACAATGCGCTTTGTGTTACCGGCTATGCTACTACATCACTAAATATAGATTAAGGAGTAGTCATGTCATTTCTAGTTTATTCAAATAACGGCGAGTTTGTAACTAAATCTACTCTATACAAAGCACTTACGGATGCTGATACAACAGGGAAACTGATTGTTAATACCACTGCGGCCGCAACGCTTTCTGCTCCAGTAGCTATATCGGGAGGACGCACATTTGAATGCCGCAATGGTGGGTATATCACAGGTTCTAATGCTTTGACCGGACTAGGGGAAGCGTATGCCGATTGGTTTGGAGCTGGTTCGTCGGGGATTGCTAAAGCACTCCTAGCGGCAAACGTAGTTAAACTAAAACCACACACCACGTATGCAATGGATTCGGATATAACTATTGACGCAAGCAGGAACTCATTGATAGGTTCCAGCACTATATTGGATTTTTCAGCAGCGACAATATCAGCAAACTTTGCGGTCAAAATCACGAGCCTTGGTACTGGAACTGCCAACTATCTGCAATCCGGCAATACTATCGAGGGAGTACATATAAAAGGTGACTCCGCCGCTGTTCCTTACGGGTTATTTTTTGATCGTAACGCAGAACCAGGGCCACAGCATTTACTGATTTCTAAAGTGTCAATTTACGGGTTTCAGTACGGAGAATTTTTTAAAGATAACTCGTATATAATTCAGCACTTAAACTGCGATATATTCTCAAATACGGTGGGTATTTCCAACAGTGCTACAACATCCAACGGAGGAGAAAAACTTTCTTGGATAGGCTGTGCGATATTCAATAATGAAACTAATATTTGGCAGGCATTTGCCGGTTCGGATATGTCGTTTGCTGATACCAGCATTGATTACCCCGGTGTAGAACAAATCAAAATAACAGCCGGTGTAGTAAATTTTTCAAATTGCCATATTGAGGGCTACAACGTACCGCTGCTAACTCAGTCAGCAGCTACCTATGCAACATTTAATGGCTGCACATTGTGGCAAGCTCCTCCCGGTGGTGGTGCTACAATGGCCGTTCCTTTTATCACAGTGAATGGCACTGTGAGTATCATCGGCGGTAAATTGATTGCACAAAGCACAACTCTGACGCTGATTAAAACGAACGCTACCAGCAATCTAACGCTACTTGGTTCTTTCGTTAGTCACGGCGCACCGTTACTAGGCCGATACGACCTAGCGGGATATTACCTAATCAAGGACTCCGATAATAACACATTTAAATCATCTACGGCTCTGACACTACCCTCGACTACCGTTACAACCGGCCAAATTACCTCAAATGCGGTTGTTACACTCGTAACGGTTAATGTATGGGTGGATATTCCTGTAGGTCAAAAACACGGTCTGATAGTTTACAGAGATTCTACCTCGGCCGGAACAGCATTGTTTTTAGTTGATCCAGCCGGAACAGCAACTTCATTATCCAACGCAATCACGGGGTTTGAATCTCAGGTTGCGGCGGGAATCACACAAGTGCGGGCTTCCTCTGGGGCTTTCCCAAGAACGATAGCGTATCTCCATCTATCATCGGGATTTTAATATGAACATAGATAAAGCTAAATTCATATTTCTGTACGAACAGCAGTATTTTAAATTCCTTACCGACACGGCACGAGCGGGACTCACCGACCTGCTGGCGCTACTTGGAAACGACCCTAATATGGTAGATGTCAGGTGGGTAGGGTATTGCCTTGCTACCACATTCCATGAAACGGCGGGTACGTGGTTGCCCGTAGAGGAATATGGAAAAGGCAAGGGACTCCAGTACGGTGTGCCAGACAAGCGTACTGGGCGGACGTACTACGGACGGGGCTACACGCAGAATACGTGGTACGACAACTACAAAATGCTGACAGACGCATGGAATAAGCTACATCCACAGGTTCCGGTTGATTTTACCCAGCATCCCGACCTGCTCTGCATCCCGGAATACGCGTATTGGGCTATGAGCTACGCCATGCGGAACGGGAGTTATACCGGAGTCGGATTGAAGCGGTATTTTAACGATACAACTACCGATCCGATAAACGCTCGAAAGATTATAAATGGTACTGATAAAGCCGCACTGATTGCCAACTACTACGATATGTTTATGAAAATTCTTACGGGGAGTGTGCAAGATGCGTGATACCAAAGGGTTTAAAGCGTATATGGGGCTATTGGTTACACTCGGTCTGCTGGCGGTAGTTATCGCACTTCTCTACGTGGAACCGAAGACCGGGGCAAAGGATGCATTATTGATAACTCTCGGCGCTCTTGTATCTCTCGTCAAAGACGTTTATGGGTACTATTTTGGGTCATCTGAAGGGAGTTCACGTAAGACAGAAATCATGGAGGCAGCGAATGTTCCAGCAAGTCAAGATATACCTGCTTAACAATAAAGTAACGGTACTACTGGTTATCATTTCAGCGGTCGCCGTGTCATCCGCAACGTGGGG